AGCAACCGCCAGTCCGTGTATAAACTCTCCGTGATATTTTTGATGCCCATGTGTAAACTCTTTCCTAATCCAAACTTTTGTATACGGAATATTACTAATTAAATACGCCACCCTACACCTCCTTTTTAAATCATGCGCCCTTTTGTTTTACCCTTTCTAGCTATGCCATCAGCTCTTTTAGAAGCTTTATTAGTTCTTTTCATTTTAGTTTTAACCACACCACCTTTTTTCATAAATAAAGGATTACCACCTTTCTTTTTTTTCTCAGTTTTAACATTTGTAGTGCCTTTAACTTTGTCTGATTTAGACGTATCTGATCTAGTTGACTTTGTACTAGGCATAGAAATATTTTTTTTAACTTTTGGTGGTTTAGGAGCATCTTGATAACTAGATGAGGCTTTTGAATAATCAGATGAAGCGCCTATATTTTTAGCTTTTCTTCCAGTCTCTACTTCATCTCTAGTTGTAGTAGAATACATCTTGCCTTTATATGGAAAAGGATTAATACCTTCTGCTTTAAATTTGTTAAAAGCTTCACCAAAAGACTTATCATCCATATTAAATTTACCGAAACCACCACTAATTCTTTTTTTCTTAGCCATTTTACTTTCCCCAAAAAAGTTGTTGTATTGTAATAATAAAAGCAGTTACAGCGCTTCCTGCGCCCGCTGCCCACATCAATGTTTTCCAACCACCCTTGGCTTCTGATAATACTTTATGTATATCAGCTAGAGATTTTTTAATCTCTTCTATATCTCTTTTCATATCTTCTACATCAGAATGAAGATGTTTTATTTCATTGCCTTGAACGGCAACTTTACTATTTATATCTTTACTAAAAATACGTTGAATGTCTTCTTTTTCCATCAACACTTCCACCTTCTTCTGGCTTGTCGTAAACGACTGTTAGGATCTTTTGCTGCTTTGGGGAATTTTTTCATCTGTCCTGCAGAACGAGCGCAGAATGATTTACGTCTTTTTGCGTCTTTAGAACCTTTTTTAACTTTACCTGTAACAGCAGTTTTTAACTTAGAACCGGGATTAGCTCTGCGATATGCAGCCACACCTTTTTTAGTCATGCCCGCACCTTGTTTAGTCGGGCGAAAATTACCCGACTTCACAGAGGTTTTAATCCCCATTCCTTTTCGTTTTTTCTTTTCGACCATTATTAGGTCTCGCCGCCACCTACATAAAATACGGTGATACTAGTAATAGCCGCTGTATTACTATTTGTTAAGTGCATACCAGAATCAAACAATATACCGTTATCAGGTATAAAAACATCTTCTGTGCCTAATGCGCTGTGCGATGTTAACTGTAATAAAGTTGTACCTGTAGAGGTAGCTCCATTACTAAGAGTTAAATCAGCACTAGAGTTATGCACATATTGAATACCTTGTATTCTGGTTCTGCCAGTAATCTTTTGACCTGTATCTTTTGTAGTAAGAGCTTTTACGTCAGATGCAAAACTCATGTCTTACTCCTTTAAGAATCAGTTACGTCTAAATTAGTATCTTGTAGGTATTTAACAGTTACGTCAGCAATGCCCTCTGTTCCAGTTGCCGTAGCTATTGGATTAAATGTAGCGATTACCGTGCGATCAACAGTTCCTATATTAATAGAAGCAGTAGCCATACCTGTGCTATATGTTAAAGCTGCGGCTTTGGCGTTTGTCCCGTTTAATAAAGCTGTTGTTGCCCCTGAAAATCCAACAGAAACCGTGGCTGCTGAAGGAGAGTTTGAAGCCTCCACAATATTTAGCATTACTTCTGTAATTTTAGAATTTGCTGGAATAACACCAACTGTGGTTGTAGCAGTTGTACCAGTAATATCAATTACCGCCGACTGAGCCATTAAAACAAAACCAACATTATTGACGTCAGTTCCTACAGTTGTGCCTGTTGTGTCTTTGATTGTTCCGGCCTTTACTGGACCAGAAAAGGTAGTTGTACCCATTTATATCTCCTGTGTAGTAGCACGTAAACACACTATCTCTACTATGTCTGCTAGGTCAGTTAAGTGTGTCAATTAACCCTAGATATTTATTTCTTATAACATTAAACAATCGTAAATGCAATAAAAGAAAAAGGGAGCAAATGCCCCCTTCCTCAGATGAAAACTTCTTACGAAGCTCCCGGAGAACCAAACATTCCCAAAGGATCAGATACGCCAAATGAATAACGCTCACGAGCCTTGTAACGTACGTTACCTGTATCAAAGTCTCCGTCCATAGAAGTCGCCATAGGCGCACGAACGAAATGCTTTAATCCATTAGGTACATCAGTTGTTAAAAAGAAAGCATTAGTGTCAGTTAAATAATGATTAACGGTGTAGCCTTCTGGAATAGATCCATTGTTAACTAATGCGTTAATATCATTATCTGCTGTTCCTACTCTTTGTTGAGTTTCTAATATACGTGTTGCCACGAATTGAAGAGCAGGAGGAATAATTAACTTTCTTGGTTTAGCTGCAATTAACAAACCACGCTCGTCTGTCCAAGCTGCAATCTGAATTACTGCATCTTCTAAAGATGTCTCGTTCAAATCTACACCTGTTGAAAAACGATTGCTGTTTGTTCCACCAGAAACAAGTGGGTGGTCAGTTGCAAACAAAGTTTTACCATCACCATAAGTAGGATTACCTGTCCCAGCAAAACCTTTATTTAATACTGCAGCAGCTTTTACCTGCTTAGTGTATGCCATAGCACGAGCCAAAGCTTTTGTATAACGAGCGCCCAGACTATCGTAAAGATTGTCTTCAGAAGCCTCTTCTGTTATAGCAAAACCCATAGCCACAGTTTCATGAGTGTATCTAGCCGTGAAAGCTTCTTGTGCGTTGTCATACTCTACAGAAGCACCTTCAGTTTTCACTGGAGCTGCGCCAAAGCCAGAAAGCTTTGTTTCCTCTTCAAACGAACGCTCGGAAGTTTCTTGCTCATAAAACTCTTTATGCTCATCAGCATATTTTTGATACTCCAAACCAAATAAAGCGTTTAAGCCGGGAAGGAGTTCTTTTAGTAATTGCGCTCTTGAAATAGCCATTTAAAAATCTCCTTATACGCCTAGTGAGTTGTCATACGCATGTACGCCAACATTAAATTTAACAATAAACTCAGGGAAGTTATCACCTTCAGTGCCTTCAACAACGTCAATAACTCTCATAGCAAGAGTTTCAGTTGCTGCTAAAGTACCACCGTTGGTATCAATTTTAAGACTTACGCCTGAATTACCTGTGCTTGTGCTACCAGATGTACTAAAATCAAGTGAACAGTTCTTACCGACTGCGCCAGCAAAACCAGATCCACCTGTGCCGCTGTTAAATGTTCCTAACGCAGCGTTACCTTGAATTTTAAACAACTGTCTTGGGTCATCATTAACCATTATTTTGATTTCTGTAAACCCTGAGGTTGTAGCATTGGCGGGAAGAAATTGTCTAAATTGCTGAACACCATTGTCATCAATGTATCTAGCTCCAACCATAACTCCTACAATTCCCGGCGTTCCGTTTGCAGATGTAGCTGCAAGTTCGTTAGCAGTGGGAGTTGAAGATACAGCGGCTGGTAAACCAGCGGCACTTAACACAACTAAATCGCCATTAAAAATTGCGGCAGAGTTATTAGCTTTCACATGATAATGTCTAATAGCACCGCCATTGTAGGGCGCACCACCAATCATATTGGTAGGTTTTAACCCAAAAGGGGAAGCAGTAGCTGCCATTTTTATCTCCTAATGAAAAATTATTTACCTTTACCAAAAGACACCGAGGATTTGTGTTCCTTAAAAATAGGCGCTCTTGGGTCACTTTCTCGCATAAGATTATTATCTACAGACTGCATTTGTTGGTTAGCCTGATTTAAATAATATTCATTACGCTGATTTATAAGTTCTTCTGGAGCTTTACAAAGTAAAAGACCGCCTATTTCTATACAACCTTTAAACTTAGAATTGTGATCAGATAAGTGTTTCATATGAGGTTGTTCCTCTGCCTTAACTGGTTCCCATCCTTCTCTAAAAGCCATAGAAATATTCCTTGGGTCTGGCTCGTTTAAAGTAGCCGTGCGTTTCCAAAAGTAAACCCATCCCGGTTGTTTATTTGGTTCAGGTTTAGCAGTTGGGGGTGCCCAAGCCTTTGGTCTCTCTTGTGAAGCTCTGTCTTCGTATTGTCTGTTTGTACGTTTTTCAGCCATTTCTGTTCTCCAATCTAATCATTTCTTTAGCATACTGCTCTGGTGACAATCCTAACTTTTTCGCTAAATTTACTTGTGACGTTGTCAATCGTATTTTCTTTGAAGAAGTTGTTCGTGTTACTGGAGCAACAACTGCTGCAGGTTTTGCTTTAGTAGTTTCTTTCGTTTCTACTTCGGCGTCATCAGAATCGGTGTCGAAATGTTCTGGAAACCGTTTACGCATTGTTTCATTAATGCGGTTGTAATACTCGTCCGTCGTAGCATAAGCTGGCCCATTTTGTTTAACCAGCTTCTCATGCAACCCTAA